ATTCGTATTTCCCTTGTTTGTAGGTGTTGCGGTTAAAGGTCATGAAGACCTCGCCCATAGTGATGGGCTTATGAAGGTCGGGCTTTGGCTTGGTGTCGGATAGAATCCTATCCCGTTGTTGCCTGATCATCTGGTGCATTTGCAACTGCTGTGCTTTAGTTAAGTGCATGATTATGCTTCTCCGATTGTGAATAAAAGGGTTATGCCTGACACAGATGCTATTAAACCTAGCAAATCCGCAGGGGAATACTGACCTGCCCACAGGTTATGTAGGAAGAAACAAAATGCACAGGTCACTACAAACATGATGAACTGTAATAACTTCATGGTAATTCTCCTTAGTTGGGATAGAAACCTATCCGATTAGACATAAAACTAAACTGCGATGAAGCCTCGCTGTCACGCTTACTTGACGATCCGCATGAACTTGGCTTGCTCGGCTTTACTCAACTGCTCGAACAACTCGACTACCTTGTCAACTGTTACCTTGACTTGCTTGAATGACCCTGACTTCTCCGTTCTAACAATGTGGTAACCGAACTGCGAGTTGGCTCGCATATAAGCCTTTTGATGGGCTGGCTTGCGATCCCCTTTAGGTGTGGATAGAATCCTATCCGCTTCATTACTACTCACCTGTAAGAACCCCATAAGGTAATTCACTCTCCACTCGTAAGCCCATTCCTTCTGTGCTTCCTTATCTTCCTTGATGTATTGCTTGTGCCATACCTCTGACTCCTCAAGTGTGATACGAGCCTGTGTACCAATACCAAATGCGAATTGATCGTAAGTGATGTCAGAACCTTTTGTTGCGTTGATGTATGTTGTTGCCATGATGTGTAACTCCAATATAAAAAGCCAAGCAAATCGGCTTGGCAACGAATGGATAGGTTTCTATCCATGTAAACAGTATAGCTTTAGGGTCTATTCCCCCCTTCGTCATGGCTATATGGCGACCCCACTAGGGGGGTATCAAGCCGTTTTGCCGTCATGGTCACCATGCCACTAGATCATTGTTCCTTAGCCGCACAGCTAAAAAATGTCAAATTTTGTATAAAATCAATAACTTACAACAAAATTTTATTAAAAATTCATGCACTTCTATGTCAAATCTTTTACACCCCCAGTTTCCCAGTAAAACTAAAATCGGCAATAAGTACTATTTTCGCTAACCGGCTGGCGCAAAACTGTGGTGTAGGAATCAAATAGCATACCTGTAGGAATCAAATAGCATACCTAATTCAATCCTATATGTACAAAAATTATAAAAACCCCCTAGACAAATGCTGCACTGCAATATAAAATACCAACAAAGGTTCCATAACGGAACCTAACTAACCATAAAGGAAATAACATGTACGATTTTTTTAAACCAATTGAGCTCAACAGAACTTACCAGCAAACTGAAAAAGCAATTAAAGACACTTATAATTTTTGGATAGGCGTAATCGCTGACACCTTTACGTTGTACAAAGCAAAATAAAAAAAACCCCCGGGGGTTTTAAGTCCGGGGGCCAAACCATCACAACAAAGGAGATTTGCGCATAGCTCAAACGAAGGAGGAAAAGCCACACGCAAAAGAATAGTACCATAAAAAACAAAAACGTTGTATACTTCCAACATTCGCTTACCCCAGCGCAACCAAGGAGGTAGTTAGTTTGCTTTTAGAGCATTTGGTCTCAGCCTCAGCTGCAGATTTTGTCCCAGACATTGAGTCTGGTGTGGACGACTTTACCCCCTTAGAAAAATTAGACGCGCCCCAAACTTTGGGCGCTCAAAAACAAACGGTAGACTGGTTAAACCAGTTCTCTTCCGAAGAGGACGAGCAAGAAATACTGACAAACGCTCAAGAACAACAAGTGGCCAACGCATTCGCGGCCCTAACTACCAATTCCCCAGACGCAAAGAACCAACTGCTTAATCTGCAAGTCCCAGAAGAAATCGTAAGCGCCGTGGCTATGGTTAGCGGGTACCAGTGGGAGTTTGTAAAGCAGGCCAATGAGCTCCGTTCAATGAGCGTAGCCAAAATAGTAAAAGAAACAGAGCACCCAGATGCGCGCATACGCTTAAAAGCCCTAGAGTTGCTGGGTAAGGTAACGGAAGTAGCCTTGTTTACCGAACGCGTAGAAGTAAACCAAAAAGAAATAAGCAACGAGGAACTTGAAAAGCGCATTAGAGAGAAGCTTAGCAAGTACATGGGCAAGGCTGACGTGGTGGAAGTCGATGAAATAGAGGTAGTTGAGAAAGTTGTTGGAAAAAAACAACACGACGACGAATGAATCTTGATTTCTTAACCCCAGAAGAGGCTTTTGCCGCGCAGCTAGCGCTAAAAGACATGAGTGTTGAGGAAAAAATGCTATTCCTTGCAGATTTAGAAGAGCAAGAGCACCGTGTGCACTTGCATGGTGCGCAAAATAAGCCATTAGAGTTTGCTAAAGCGGTCTATCCGGGTTTCAAAATCGGTCCGCAGCACCGCAAACTAGCTAAAATCTTCCAAGATGTGGTCGAGGGTCGAAAAAAGCGCGTAATTATTAACATTGCACCACGTATGGGCAAATCAGAGTTTTCAAGCTACCTGTTTCCTGCATACTTTCTAGGTCAGTACCCCGAGAAGAAAATTATTATGGCCACGCATACTGCGGGGCTTTCGGAAGACTTTGGACGAAGAGTAAGGAACTTAATTGATTCGGATGACTACAAAAGCGTTTTCCCCAACACAGTCGTTGCCGACGACCAAAAGGCTGCGGGTAAGTGGAGCACATCTGCTGGTGGGCAGTATTATGCTGCTGGTGTCGGGGGTGCCTTGGCAGGACGAGGCGCTGACTTGTTTGTTATTGACGACCCTCATTCTGAACAAGACATGAAAGCAAATTCAAGGCTAGCGTTTGATAACGCCTGGTCTTGGTTTCAAACTGGTCCGCTACAACGTTTAATGCCGGGGGGTGCGATCATAGTAATTATGACGCGATGGTCCCTTTTGGACCTTACTGGTCGAATCATTGATTACAACATAAAAAACCCACACACTACCCCATGGGAGATTGTAGAACTACCAGCAATCCTTAACGAAGACACAGACACAGAAAAATCCCTTTGGCCAGAGCAATGGCCACTCGAAACACTGAAAGCTACAAAGGCAGTACTAGATCCCCGTTATTGGAATGCCCAGTATATGCAGAATCCGACCAGCGACATGAGCGCTGTTATTGGAAGAAAAGACTGGATGATGTGGGAAAAGGAGGAGCCCCCTACTGTAGAATATATTATACAAAGCTGGGATACGGCGTTTGAAACAAAGACAACAGCTGACTATTCCGCATGCACAACGTGGGGTGTTTGGTACAACGAGGAGGATGGGAATTCCCCCAATTTGATCTTACTCGATGCCTTTAAAGACCGAATGGCGTTTCCAGAACTAAAGCAAGTTGCGCTAAAGCATTACAAAGAATGGAACCCCGATGCGTTTATTGTGGAGAAAAAAGCTTCAGGTGCCCCGTTAATCCAGGAACTTAGGATGATGGGTATACCGGTACAAGAGACCAACCCTTCCCGTGGAAATGACAAGATGGTTCGCTTGAATGCCGTAGCTGATCTTTTTACTAGCGGGAAGGTTTGGGCGCCCGATAGGCGGTGGGCCCGGGATGTAATAGAAGAATTGGCGTCATTTCCAGTTGGCGAGCACGATGACTTTGTGGATACGACAACCCAGGCACTTTTGCGGTATCGCCAGGGCGGGTTCATTAGTTTGGACACCGACGAGAAAGATGATTTGCAGTACAAGTACCGCCGAAAAGCGGCATATTATTAAAGGAGGATACTATGTTTATGACGAGTAAAGTACAATTGCTATGGCGAGATGTTGAACGAGCTCGCAGGATTGCGGCTATTCAAGGTGATATGGACCCAAAAGATGTGTGGGCTAAAATTCCTATTCACCCATCTGTAAAAATAGCTGAAGAAGCATTTTGTAGAGAGCTGTTATTTATTTTTCCTGATTTGCTTGAATACTGTTATTCGATGGAAAAAATAGCTTTGGAGTCTGGAAAAGAAATTTCTAGCCTGAAGCACGAGTTAAACATGTTAAAAGAAGTGCCGAAGAAAGTTCGGAAACCAAGGGCTAAGAAAGTTAAGGAATAGATATGCCAGTAGATAAAGGTTTATACCAAGCGCCGAAAGGCCTAGAGCAACTGACTCAAAACGAGCCAGACATTGAAATTGAAATTGAAGACCCAGAAGCAGTTCATATTGCTGGCGATGGCTTTGAGCTTGATATTGAAAAAATGGACGAAGTTGATGGTAGCGAGGAGTTCAACCAAAACTTAGCCGAAGAACTTGATGCTGGCGCACTTGAGACAATTGCTGGTGATCTAGCTTCTGACATTGAAAACGACTTAGCTTCCCGCAAAGACTGGGAACAGATGTACAAAGACGGTATTACGCTGCTTGGTTTGAAGTTTGAAGAGCGCGTAGAACCTTGGGATGGTGCTTGTGGTGTATTCCACCCTATGATTACAGAAGCTGTAGTACGTTTCCAATCAGAAACAATTATGGAGACTTTCCCTGCTAAGGGCCCAGTCCGTACTCAGATTATTGGTAAAGAGACCCGCGAAAAGATGGAAGCGGCGCAGCGTGTCGAAGCTGACATGAATTACCAGCTTACAGAAAAGATGCCTGAGTTCCGTAATGAGCACGAGCGTATGCTATGGAATCTACCATCTGCAGGTTCTGCGTTTAAAAAAGTATACTTTGATCCGTCTATTGACCGCCAGGTTTCAATGTTTATTCCAGCAGAAGATATTATTCTGCCCTATGGCGCTAGCGAAATTGCCTCTTGTCACCGCGTTACACACCGTATGCGCAAGACTAAACAGGACTTGATCAAACTACAACGCGCTGGTTTTTACACCGATGTTGAACTTGGGGAGCCACAAAAGTTCCGTACCGAGATTCAAGAGAAGAAAGATAAAGAAACTGGCTTTACTGCTAGTTATGACGATCGTTTTGAACTGTACGAAGTACATGCTGATTTAGACTTACCTGGATTTGAAGATAAGGATGATAATGGTGAAGAAACAGGAATTGCTCTGCCGTATGTGGTTACAATGGTACGCGGCACGAATCAGGTTTTGGCGGTTCGTAGAAACTGGAAAGAAGAAGATCCACTGCGTCTTAAACGCCAGCACTTTGTCCACTACCAATATATTCCTGGTTATGGTGCTTATGGTTTCGGCCTTTTCCATCTTGTTGGGGGTTTTGCTAAATCAGCCACTTCCATCTTGCGACAGCTTGTCGATGCCGGAACCTTATCGAATCTGCCGGGTGGTTTAAAATCCCGTGGTCTTCGTATTAAAGGTGACGATACCCCTATTGCTCCAGGTGAATTCCGTGATGTAGACGTTGGTTCAGGAACTATTCGCGACAATATTTTACCGCTTCCATACAAAGAGCCATCCGCAGTTCTAGCGGGTTTAATGGACAAAATCATTGAAGAAGGCCGCCGCTTTGCGGCTACTTCTGATATGCAAGTATCTGACATGTCTGCCAACGCCCCTGTTGGAACTACCCTAGCAATACTTGAAAGAACCCTTAAGGTTATGTCGGCTGTTCAGGCGCGTGTACACTACGCATTGCGTCAAGAATTAAAACTAATTGCTGGCATAATTCGGGATTACACAGATGATGACTATACATATGAGCCAGAACATGGCGACATGCAGGTTAAAAAGTCTGACTACAAACACGTAGATATTCTTCCTGTATCTGATCCTAATGCAGCAACTCTATCTCAGCGTGTTGTTCAATACCAAGCAGTTATTCAATTAGCCCAATCAGCACCACAGATTTACAACTTACCGAACTTCATCGCCAGATGCTAGATGTGCTTGGTATTAAGAACGCTGATAAGCTGGTTCCACTTGATGACGACCAAAAGCCGAAAGATCCAGTAACAGAAAACATGGCTGCTCTGAAAGGCAAACCAATGAAAGCGTTTATGTTCCAGGATCACCAGGCGCATATTCAGGTACACCAGATGGCTATGCAAGACCCAATTGTTCAACAGCTTATTGGGCAAAACCCACAAGCACAAGCAATTATGGGCGCAATGCAGGCTCATATCGCAGAACACGTTGGCTACGCCTACCGTCAGAAAATCGAAGATGCTATGGGTGCGTCACTCCCATCACCAGAGGACAACTTATCGCCAGATTTGGAAGTTCAACTTTCTCGTTTGGTAGCACAAGCAGCCCCACAAGTACTGGCCCAGTCCCAAGCTATGGCAGCGCAGCAACAAGCCCAACAGAACGCTAAAGACCCGGTAATGCAAGCTGAGTTGATTGATCAGCAAGTTAAACAAGGCGAATTGGAGCGTAAGAAGGCTAAAGACCAAACCGATGCCCAGTTTAAAGCCAAAGAACTCGCACTTAAAGAGCAGGAGCTTCAGTCTAAGAAAGTACAGGCTGGAGTATCTACCGCTGTAGACTTTATTAACCAGCAACAGCAGCATCAATCCGTTAAACGCCAGACATTGACTAGCGGGGCCTTGCAGTTAGCCCAACTAGCTCAACAAGATAAAGAGCATAGGCTTAATACAGAAGTAACCCTAAACCAACAGCAACAAACACCTAAGGAGAGTAAAACCAAATG